GGGTGAGACCTACCGCCAGCCACAAGCAGCAAGCGCCAAGCTTCAAGCAACAAGCGGCAAGCAACAAGCGCTTGACAACCTGTCCAGGATATGATAGGATGTATTTAGAAAGGATATTATGTTAAAAAAAGATTTAGAAAAAATAGTTGGAGGTTTAAGCAAGCCAAGCAAAATGCCTGGGCCAGCGTATAACCTGCCCGCTTATAAATGCATCACTGGCCAGAAGCTGGCCAAGGTTCCAGGCTCTGTTTGTTTTGGCTGTTATGCATTGAAAGGACGTTACAGGTTTAGGCCTGTTAAGTCTGCGATGGAACGAAGGCTTGAAGCTCTTAAAGATCCAGGCTGGGTCGATGCAATGATACAATTAATAAAACCACATAAAGAATTTAGATGGCATGATTCTGGCGACTTGCAGTCGCTGGAGCACTTACAGAATATATTCCGTGTTTGCAGGTCAACACCAGACACTAAGCACTGGTTGCCAACGCGTGAAGCTCAGATTCTGAAGCGTGTCAAAGTAAACGAAGTACCCCGTAATCTGGTGATAAGGTTCAGCTCTCATATGGTTGACCAGGGCCCAGTATCCTTTTGGCCGTGGACATCCACGGTTACGACTGACGGGCAGCACAGCTGCCCGTCATCAAAGCAAGGGAATAAATGTTTAGACTGTCGTGCATGTTGGGACCGTGATATAAGAAACATAAGTTACGGTAAACATTAATGACATTTGTATTTAAACATCCAAAGTATTATAAAGAATTACGCTCGCGTAATAAATTGGATCAGGCAATTAGCAAAGAACCGTCGACGGATGGGAATCAGCGTTCGCCTGATCCAGGCCTCAAGCAACAAGCGCCAAGCGACAAGCTTCAAGCGCCAAGCGAATCAAACAACAAGCCACAAGCATCAAGCGACAAGCAACAAGCATCAAGCTCCAAGCCGCAAGCAACAAGCTCCAAGATCTGAGAACCA